CACCTATTAAAGAACGGGTTGTGAATAGCCAGCCGGCGCAGCGTAACCTAGCCCGGTTGTAGTTCCGCCAGCAATAGACGGCGTGATGGACCGAAGATAGTTCATGTACGGTTGCGCGGCCATGTAGTCGCCATACGCACCCGCCCCTTGCGCAAACACATTGCCAATGTTGCCCGCCGTGGATGCCGCAATATTGCCCTGCGCCACCGCGCGCTGGGCGCCGATGTTGCCGAGTGCCTGCGTCAGTTCACTGAGGCTGCCAGCCGTCGTGCCGACGTTTGCGGCCTGCCCCGATGCAGCGGCCTGCCCCAGCCCAATCTGATACTCTAAGGGAGACAGCTTGGCTTGGCGCTCAGTCAAGTATCGCTGAAAGGCGTTCTGGTATTCGTCGCTGGCAAGGTTCTGGCCGTACTGCTGAATGCCCTTGAGCGTGCCGCCCGACTGAAGCAGACCTCGCGCGGAGGCAGAGCGCTCCAGCGCCTTCATGCCCTCGGCCAAACGGAAGTTGTACCCCGGATCAGCTTGGAACTGCGGCATGCCAAACGGCGTATACTCGGCTGCCTTGGGGTATTCCGCCAACGCATTGACGCCGACCTGCCGGAAGGGTTCCTGAAGACCAATCTGACGTTCCAACGCGGCTTTTTGCTGCGCTGCTGCAATTTTAGCCGCTTTTTTTTGCTGTTTGGCGGCCTTGTCCGCAGACTTGGAGGCTTGGCTCGAACCAAAAAGGCTGGCCCCCGCGCCCACAATCGCAGAGCCGGCAATCGCAGCTACTGGTCCCGGCATGGCATAAACTCCTTCAGGTATTCGTGCAGCGTTTCGCCGTACAAGTGCATGACCTTTACGGCGTCTTTCATAGCAGTTGCGTGGCCCTTCGTCAAAAGGACAACCAACAACACCAAGTCATAGTACCCAGCGCGCCAGATGAAGGACCGGGCGTCCGCCTGACCAGCGCGCTCGGCGTCGTCCGACGCCTTCCACTTCATCACCAGCAGCGCAAGCCCGGTCTGCAAAGCCTGAAAATTGGCGAGGTAGAACGGATTGGCCGGCATGCTGATCAGCGAGGACCAGATGACCGCGTCAAGGTCCGGCCGGGTCACCGGGTCGCCGTCCGCCACGTCGTCCAGCATCTGGATCATGCGCCAGATGTCCATGAGCCAACCCGCCGCTTCAGGCGGTAGGTCCAGATTCTCAAAGTGGACAATCAGGGATTGCGCTGCTTCGTCCACTACGTCACCTCACGGCCAGACACGCGGATGTTGATGGCCGACGCGGTCCCGGCAAGGGTCGAGATGAACCCGCCGGGGCGCAGCACATGCCCGACCAGTTCGGGGAAGGTGTACGTCTCCGACGCCTGCAACGTCTTGGTCTTGACGATCAAATCGTTGTTACCCGCCGTGCCACCGCTCGTGACCAGGTTCACGCTGATCGTGGCGGCGGTGGCCGAGTAGTTGGTGGCGGTAAACTTGTCGATGATCGCCGTGACGCCGGTCGCGGTGTAGACGGTGGACTGCGAGTTGTTGGCGGTCTGTGCGGGAACAAGTACGGTTACAGTTACGGTCACGATGACCTCCTAAGCGCTGATATTGTCAGTGACGGTGAGGATGATGGACGGGATGGCGGGGTGGACAGCCGACGCGGGGTCGGCTAACAGCGACACGGCCAAATCCGACACCTCCCACATAAGCTCAAAATAGTCGCCCGCGTTCATGTCGAGCAGGAAGTTCCACGCCGCGACTTCCTCGGCGTTGTTGCCCTGAAGACGCAACGTCGTGGCTGAGTTTGCTACGTCTGTACCGTTTTTGCGCAGCCAAACCCAGACGTTATGCGTGCCGCCCGCTGTGTTAACAAATTGCGCCGAGAACTGGATGTTGTAGACGTTGTGCGTATCAACATAGACGCGTGACGTAGGTGTGCCGATGTAGACCCCTTGGGTCAGGTCCGTCGAATTAAACGTCATGGCGTAGGCCGTATTGATGACCGCCGCTGTCTGGTCGGTCGTGTCGTAGAAAGACCCGTAGCGCAGCCGCTCAAGTTGCGGCGTATAGGCGGGTGCCAGTTCCAGTGCCTGTATACTGCTCTGCAAGTTGGTCGGGTCAAACGCAGCTTGCTGCGATGCTTCCAGCGCCTGCAACGCCGTGAGAATAGGCCCGAGATCAGACGGCAGAATACCGGACGACAATTGCGCCGCAGATGCGATGGCATTGATGTCAATGTCTTGCGCCGGCGGCCCCTTCTGAACGTCTTCCAGCGACACAAGACTGCCGCCGGTCTGGTTGAACAGGCTCAGAAGAAACAGATACCATTCACGCGCAATCAACCCAGTTTTAGGGTCCGACAGTGGGACGCGAGGCGGGGTGATGTTGGTGATGTTAGGCATTGGTCCGGCTCACCTGCAACTCGGCGCCCATGATGGCAATCTTGACCGGGTCGGTGCCGCTGATCTCGTAGACGCGGTCGCGCAGCTTCATGGTCATGCCCAGCCGCCGCCAAATGGTGCGGTAGCCATACTGGCCGATGGCACCCATCTTGCGCCAGTGTTCGTTCGACCAGGTGTGACCGCCGTCGTCCGACCAGCGCAGCATGACCTCCGGGTCGCTACCTTGTCCGGTAACCAAGCCAACGCCGGTCTGGCAATCCAATTGGAGTGCATGCTGCGCGGTACGCATCAGGTCGTTCTGTCCCGTCGGCAGAGCGCGCCACGACCGCAGCCAACGCTGCACTGCGCCGTTGTCGGTGTAGACGTCAAGGTCATAGGCGTAGATGTTGCCGTTCTCGTAGTCGCCCACCAGCACCTCATCCTGATAGGAAATCTGTGCCACCGGCCGCTGGCGCACCCACGACCCGTTGTCCCAGCCTGCGCGCTCATGCCAAGCCCCCGTTGCGGCGTCATAGGCCCATGTTGCGCCCGCTGACGGGAACACCAGCACGTAGAAGGAGTGGCCGTCCTGCTGGTAAGTGTAGCCGATGGCGTCGCTGAGCGTGCTGTACTGCTGGATTTGCCACTCGATAGCGTGGGTCGAGATGCGCTGGCCTTGGTAGCCGTTGGCGACGTAGACGATGCCACGGCCACGGTCGTCCTTGCCCAGCCAGTAAACCTGGTTGTTCATCTTGGCGGTGCTATACCGCGCCGCGCAGCCCAGTTCGTTGAACGCGCCCTGGATGCGGACCAGCGGGAAGTCCGACAGCCCGGCGTTGTACCAGACCTCTGTCGAGTTCTCGCCAAACAACCAGACTTCGCGGTGATCGACGATCATGCTGACAATGTTGTCAGGGTCGCCTTCTGCGCTGACAAAGTCCAGCGGGTCGATGCTGGTGCCGTCCAACAGCGCCGTCACCCAGATTTTCTGGCTGTTGGGCTGGATGAACACGAAATAGCCGTCCAGATAGTCCACAAGCGACGCGCCGGGAAAGTCCGGGTCGGTGATCTGCGCAAAGACGCCCGTGCTGGTGTTGTAGATGTAGCCGTCTGGGTTGGCCGCAATCATGATCTGCGTGCCGTTGTCGGCCATGCTGACCGGGCCGCTGCCGCTCACGGTGCCCTTGGCGGTCACCACCCAAGATGAGGTGATCTGGTAGAAGGTGTTGCCCGACACGACGTACAGATAGACGCTGTGCCACCACATGCCGCGAATAGGGCCTAAACCAACGCTGACCTTCAGCGTGAGGCCGGGGCAGCGCATCAAGAAGGCGGCTTGTTTACCGCCTTCTGGCACCATTTCCGGATAAATATTGATCATCCTGTTATCGGCGGCGTTAACCGATCTTGTGACATACGCGCTGCCCAAAATAGGAGTTTGCATGTCAGGCGCTCCTTATGGTAAAAGCGTTGTCATGACAACACAACCGCCATGCACCATCGAACATTTGCGCGCGTCGTTCAGTTATGACGCGCGGACAGGTTTTTTTACGTGGGCCACGCATAAAAGACGGCCTGATCTTGTTGGTAAGCGCGCCGGGTCTGCGCATGATATGGGGTACTGGGCCATAGCTATACATAACCGAAAACAACTCGCGCACAGATTGGTTTGGGCGTATATGACCGGCGAATGGCCGACGCAGCACATTGACCATATAAACGGCGATAAGCAAGACAACCGTTTTTGTAATCTGCGCCAAGTATCTAGGCACGGCAACCTTCAAAATATGCGTAAGGCCACTAGGGCCAATAAAGTTGGCTTGCTCGGTGTAAGCGCGCACCAAGGAAAATGGCGCGCGCAAATAATGGTAAACGGCGTAATAACGCGCAAAGCGGGGTTTAATACGCCTGAAGAAGCGCATGAAGCCTATCTGGAGATGAAACGAAAGTTTCACGCTACATGCTCTATCTAATTAACATAATCAATAATTGCCAGAGTACACGTTGAACCTTTGCCTGGTCGCCACGATGCTGTAGGGCAGCGCCATGATGTCGTCGGGGTTGTTGATGCGCTTCAGGTTGCGCTTGGACGTCATGGCGATGCGCTGCACTTGGCGCGACGGTTCGACGCCAAATTCAGGGGCCAGTTCGCAGGCCAGATTGTACCGGAACGCGCGCAGGTAGCCCGGCGGGAAGGCCAGATCCGTGCTGAGCGTCGCCGGCTGGGCTAGTTCCTGCACCGATACGATGTGGAACTCCAAGACCTTCGTCGGCACCGGGTAGACGTACATCTCGATGTTCGGGTAGGTCATGTTGACCCACATCACCTGCGGATAAGTGCTGGTGACGGTCTTGACCGCAATGCCGTTGTACTGCTGCTGGTTGATCAGCTTGAGGCCGTAGGAAATGCCGTTGGCCGGGTCACGGAAATAAGTGGCGTCGTCTACCAGCACCGGGCGAAGCCCGACAATGTCGCCGGTCGGCCCCAGCGTGCGCGACAGCGTGCTTGCGGGCCACGTAACAACTTGATCTTGGGTTGAGAAAACTGCCAGACGTTCAGTATTCCAACTGTCGATCATCTGGTTCATGGCGTTCAGCGCGTCCTGCGCGGTTTCAGAGGATGGGGTTTCCCCTTCCGCCAGAACGCCCAGAAGCCGCAAGGAACCGTAAATGATGTCGGCAGTTGTCGTCATGCTATTCGTCCTTCCGGGGGCGACCGCGACGGCGCGGGGCCTCTGCCATCACGTTAGCTTCAACATCGTCGTCTGGCAAGATTGCGTCCGGTTCCAAAGCATCGACGACGTCATCCTGAAGGTCTTCCAGTTCAAACCGACGCCACCCATTCGTCTCGTCGTACTGCGCCTCGGCTTCCATCGTCGCAACCTTGACGCCGTGCTTGGGGTGCATAAGATAGATTGTGGTCATGTTTTCCCTATGTGAAGACGGGCGGCCCGAAGACCGCCCGTGAGGTTACGCGATGAGGCTCAGCGCCTGAAGCCGACTTTCAAGCTGCGCAACGCGGGCCTGAAGGTTGGCGATGACCGCGAGGACGGAGTTGCCTTCGTCCTTGGTAACAAAGCCAAACGGCGTGGTGGAGGTCAAGTCCTGAATGGCGTAATCCGGCGTGCCGGGTGCCGTGGACGTGATGGTCGTCAACTGCGTCGTC